GCTTCATCTTCTTCTTTACCTGTGCTATCGTCATCATCACCTCCGGTGTCAAACGGAAGATCGTCATCACCAGTCTTATCACCCTCCGCCCCTACCGGAGTTTCTCCGCCAGCCAGTTTCGTCAGGTCTTCAACACTTAACGGTGCAAAAATCTTCTCGTAGTCAAACGGATTCAACCAGTCGTCATTTTCCCCTTTGGGAATCAACTTCGACAGTGCCTTCTTTGTGAGACGTTTCAAGAACTCAAAGTCTTCACCAGTTGCTGCTTCTGTCTGCGTTGTGCCTCGGGCCATTTCATACGCACAGAACTTCAGGTTGTTGTCTCGCCGTTCGATCTGCTTCAACAGCCTCTGCCTGGCTCTGCCCTTCGCAACGAACAACATCTTCTCATTCTGATGCATCGAACCGTCTGAACTCTTCCATTTTTTATGGTTGATCACAGTCCCGACCAGAATGAAACTCGGGTTTTCACCACCTTCGCAAAGCGGACAAGAATCAATCTCCTTGATACAAGTGAAATAATTTCTCCACTTGTTCCCGATCTTAATCGTATGCTCCCAGATAAAAAACTGCGGGTTATCGAGGAACGTCAGTTTTGCAGCCGAATCATACTCCAACCAGAACCGCATCGGACCAGCCGCATCCCTTCTTGCCTTGGCTTCAGTGTCGACCTTCTGCGACTCCTTCACCCCTTCTTTGCCTTTCTTAAACCACGCCTTCTTCTTAGCCATTTCATCCTCCTCTTTAGTTTAAAACTTTCATAAGATCTAAAGCTTCTCTCAATTGATCTCTACTCTCCAACTCCCCCGGATCGCTGCAACTCACATCGCTCCAATCAATACAATATATCCGTGCAGAATCTTTAAGGCTTTCAAAAACTCGCTCCGACGCCTTTCGACCGGATACATCATCGTCGTATCCTGATATATAACTCGATCCTGCAAGCGCCTGTAATTGAGCAGTTGTGACATTCGAGGTAGACGACGCAACAACATTTGGGAATCCCAGTGTAACAAGCCTCAACGCTTCCATTTCAGCTTCAACCAACATCACCGGCTTCGACCAGTCAACAGCGAACATATTAAACCAGACACCAGACCGCGTTAGGCTTGGAAACTTCATATCCTTGAAGTCAGGCCCCGCGATTTCTGGACTCACAGTCCACATCCTCTTTGTCTTTCTGAGGCGTTCTCTGAGAATATACACTATCCCATTCACGTCGGTAAGCGGAAAGATTAGGCTGCTGTTATCGGCATTATACCGCACACGCGCTGAAAACGCCGCCCACCTCGAAACTCCGCGTTCAAGTTCTAAAAAAGAAATACAACGTCTCCCTTCATAATCCTGCCCTTCCTGCAACAATGGATACTGCCGAACCACTCTTTTATCCATCGGCACGTCTTTTTTCTTCGGCTTAGTCCAATCATCATACTTATCTGACGGCGTTATCTGCCTAACCGAATGGTTCTCTTCCAGCGAATATACAGCCGCCGCCTCCCATGGATAACGGCCTGACAGGATATAAATATTATGAAGCAGCCTCGCCAGTGGCTGGGCCTCCGTTGTGCAACCAAAACAATAGTAGATAGATCTGCCTTCGTCGGAAACAGTAACACCAAAACTCGGTCGCTTATCCTCGCCAGACTCATGTGTCCATGGAGCAAGGGGGCACTTCGCCCTTATCCACTCTTCGTCGTCTCGGATATCGTCCTCATCTATTCCTATATCAAGCAGGAAATTTATTACGCCTCGTTTTCGCATCTTCGAATCGTTCCTCTACTTCATCGGCTTCGGTTTGCAATCGCTTGCAAATACTGGTCCAGCGCCAGTCTTGAAATGCAAAATACAGCAGCTTCACCATTTCTTCTGCCTCCTAAAACGGATCGTCCTCACCAGCTCGTATTTCATTCTCTCCACATCTGCTTTGGTGAGTTGCAGCTTGGGAGAAGCTACCCCTTCTCCTGTAAGTGCCTGTACAGCCTTTATTGACTCTCTGAGGTTCACCCCAGCAACACTTCCAGCCACCGCCGCATAACGAAACGCCTCCGCCATCTGGCTCATGGACATCCTTGACCTCGAAACTGCTCTTTGCATCGCTTCAGCCAACAGTTTTGTGTCTACATCAAGATTAATGTGTATTTTACCCTTCGCCATCTTTCTTAAACCTTATCGTTCGTACCGGCTCCACAGGATTCGGTAGTTTCACATTGCTCACAACTGCAACAACGCCGTCTTTCAACGGACTATTACCGCACACCATCAAATGCTCTCGCATTACAGGAATGATAATCTCCCTTAACACCATCTCCAATAAGTCTTCTTCTGACGGTATCGTATTCAACGCCAACGCCTCATCAAATTCCCCAATCGCTGCTCCGCGACCCTCAATCACTTTTCTGTTTCTTATATTAGAAGTCATAGTCCGTTACTCCTACACCAACTCCGCGAACCACCGAATGCTGACTGATATTCATTCGATCCATGTCGTAGTGGATTCTGATCACTCCACGCTCCCCCTCACGACCTTTCAACAATTCAAGCAGCTTGTATCCTTCAAGCTCCGCAGGATCATCCGGCTCTCCCTCATCTTCGATCCCAATAACCATACTCGCAAGCTGACCGACAGCATCTGACAATGCAATATTCCCAAGGCTTCCCGGTCCCCTTCGGTTGAACTGATACGTTGCGATCACTGGGATCATAAACTCCGTTGCAATCTTCTTCAAATACTCTGCCGTCGACGTTACACGTTCCCAGTGCGACTCCTGACGCCCTGACGTTCTCAACATATAAGCGCCGTCGACATAAACTATATGAGGTCTCGTTTCCCGAATTCTCAACACCAAGTCGTCGACAGTACTGGTGAGGGTTCCTTGCATAAAATAAAATGGATGAGTCGCTCCATCTGCAATATTCGCCAATGCGTCTCCGACGACCCTTCTACCCAACCACCCGACCTTGCCAATACGAATCAACGTGGCTGGTACATGCGATCGTAGAGCAAGAATACGTCGAACACACTGCTTGACCGGCATCTCCAGCGTCACTACCAGCGGGATTCTGCCATGGTTATACGCATTATTCGCGTTACTCAAGAGCAAATAGCTCTTTCCCATCCCTGGTCTACCTACCAGCGCCACCGTATCCCCTGGTTGAGCGCCATTGGATACATAATCGAGGTGCTCTATTCCAAACGGCACCCCATCTATATAACCCTTTCTCCGTAGTTCATCGTGGTCGACAACCACCGCATCGGCTACATCCTTCAGCTGATGCAATCTTTCCTCCGGATGTCTCTCTTCGAGGCGCAGGTAAACATCTCGAACAGCAGTCCGAGCTTCAGCCACCTGCCCTTCCCTCAACAGCTCATCAACACGAGCATTCGCCTCCGACAGCATAAACGACTGATGCCTCTGCTCAAATCTGTCTAACCAGTAGCCAATCGGTTCATCAGGGAAAGGCTGAATCACCACTCCGGTTTCTGCCTCTATGGTTTCAACCTCTGGCAAGCGACCGAACTGGATTACGTGCTCATTCATGTATTCGAACACAGGCTTCTCATCGCCCCTAAACAAATCCCCTGAAATTCCGTGCTCACCCAGCAGCGTCATAGGACTGCTATCCTGAACCATTCGTATTAAGAGCCCAAGACCTACACTCACAATTACACCTGTCCTTTCCTAATTGTCAGCTTGTCAATCTTTTTCGTTACTCCGAGAACATCAGCCTTCTGTTCTATAATCGCTGTCACACCAACTCCAAAACCGTTCTTGATGTCAGCAAAAACTTGCGAGACTGACTTTGCGCTGACTGCCTTTTCCGACAAAACTGGAAACATTGTCCTCGCATTCCTCAATCCCGCCCGCTTGCTCAACGTATTATAAAAACTTCCGGCATAGCTTAGACTCAACGCCCCTCCCTGCGTTATGCCATCCAAAACTAAAAATCCAGCATGTGTCAGCGAATGAACCGCCTCTCCAGCTGGATCAATTTCAAAATCATCACGTGGTAGCCTTGCTCGATAGAATCGTAACATATCCTCGACGGACGAATTGAACACTTTCATTCTCGTCGTGAGACAAACCGTTGACGGAACATAAATTGCAAGCGATTGCAAAAGCTCCAAACTATTACTCATTACAAGCAACCACGGCTTCGCCTTTTCCTTGAAAAAAGCGTCGAGCACCATGTCGATGCCCTTTTTTGTGCTATCGTCCGGCTCCACTTCTATTTTTTTAAGAGGATACCCTCTCTTGTACATCAAATCATACAGCCTGTCCTTCGTGAATTGGTTTCCTTTGAACTTCGATGAGTCCCACGGATAAACATATTTACCAGTCATACCTCGCCTTCCTCCACAATGAATCTTTCGTCATCATCAGGTTTCTCTGAGCCCCCATCCATCATGTCGCATACCAGCCAGTCCATTATCTGCCTGCGGTATCCATAAAACTGTGTGAAGTTGACCGACCTTGACAGGCGAACCTTCTTCCCGTCTTCATTCGTCATGTCCGTCCTGAACTCCGCCCACCTTCTACACACAGTTTCGAGCAGCTCTACCGGCTCCAGTTCTGCCAGCTCCATTTCCTTCAACCAGTTTCTGGCTTGACCCAGCAGCTTCTTCGTCCAAGAATCATTATAAGGGCAGCCTTCCAATTCACAAAACTCTCTCATGATACTGCCAATCCATGACGGCTTCAGCTTGCTGCTTTTTCTCCTTTCGATTATCTTCTTTCTTGTTGCGATTCCTCTGGCACGTGCTTTTTCACCAAGGGCACGCATCGTATTCTCCTGCCCGGTCGTTTCTTTCATTGGTTTGACTCCACCATCGTTCATGTGTTTTGACAACCTATCACGCAGATCACTTAACACTTGTAGCCCATACCTTTCTGACTCGTCACCGTAGAATACCTCCGTCTTCTCAATGACAAAACTAATAACACCAATCACGTTTGGAGTTATCAATGTCTGATGTCGCACTCCTTTCATTTTATTTCTGAAAGTGAAAATACCCCTTTTCGACAAATCAGTTTTCGCTCTCGACACTGCGTCTTCTGAAACACCAACGCTATCACAACAGCCGAAACGCCACCACTTGTCTCCATCGAAAAAACACCGCGTATACATCAACTTCTTGAATCGCCCTTCTCCAACAGTTCGATCCCACAAAAAATTAAAAAGGAGTTTCTGAACTCCTTCCTTAATTAAAAAATGCTCGACAGTGCGACCACAATTAAAAATAACCCGCCTGTCCTCAAGTAGTGGGAAAACTTTCTTCATAAGCCGACCTCCGAAAAAAATTACATCGTTAAATAATGAATATCACACATACCGCACTTTGTCAAGGGATTTATTTCACATGCCAAAAAAACCGACAGCGGCACAGCGGCGCGAAATGTCCCAAATTCTTTTTCTCTTTAACAGCTGAAAATCTTTGTGTAAAATCACTTTGGAAAAACTGAGAAAAAATCTTTGTGAAAAGATGCGGGATGCGCGAAGCGCTATCTCTAAAATCTTTTTAATCTTTTCTTTTTACTTTAGTAAAAAGGAAAGATCGTAAATACTTTAGTATTTACTATGGGAGAAGTAGGCGTAGGACCCACTTTTTACCCGACCCACGTGTGGTGGTTGCAATCACTCGTTGCAATCACACTTTTGGCTAATATTCTCCAACAAAAAAATTTGCAAGCGATTGCAAAAAAAGACTTGACAAGTGTGATTCGGTGTGCTATTATACAGAAAATGGCGGTAGTAATCCTCGTACTTGCCGCCCCGCCGACCTGAAGCTCACTGTCACCTGTCAGATAGTGGGCTTCACTTTTTTGGAACAAACATTTTCTCCACAGTACTTTCAGACGACACCAGCATCTTATCCAGCAGATCTATCTCTGCTTGGATCGCATCTTTTCTTTCCGTAAAAACATACTCTGTTCTCTGCTCTGTTCCGTCTGGTTTTACCACCCAGATACGCCATTTTTGATCGACTTCATCCCAACGAATATTAGATGCTCGTCTGATTTGCAGCTGACCAAAATCTCGGAGCATTGATTCGTCATCATACATGAAAAAGATCTCTCCTTCTTTCGAAATCCTAATCGTAATTTCTTTTCCTGCCATGTCCCCCTCCTGAAACAGCAGCAGCTCCACAGGTAATCCCATGGAGCTGCGCGTATTTTATGCTCCGACTTTCACTCCGCTACCGCCTGACTGGTGGTACTCGGGCTTCTTTTTAACCTCCGTGTTACCAAGTTTCTTCATGATATCACCCATGAAGTCTAAACAGCCAGTGCCTTCAAACTTCTGAGCGTCAATCTCCACCTCGGAACCATCGGCACTTATTTTAATCTCGTACTCTCCTTGTGGCATTACGTCACCTCCCCATTATGCGGCCCTGACTTTTAAAACAAGCGACCCGTCAGGATTCTCTGTGCGGTTTTTAATCCTACCACCTTTTCTTCGCACACCTTTTTCAATGAAACTCTGCGAGTAACCTCTTGTCAGTTTGCCGCCGTTCCTGCCAAGACGACCCGTCAATGAACTGTACCTCGGATCGTTGTCAATAATCAATCGAAAACCACCGCCGTCCTTGACCAAAAATGCCTCTCGACGGCTTCCACGACCACCACCAACCTGATCACGCAGGGTTGCTTGAACTTCGTATCCCCTCATTTTAAAATTGGCGTCTGTGTTTTCGATATACTCAACACTTTGCTGATCACATGATCTCTTGAAACATTCAAGATCGCTTATAACCACACCACATTTTGCCCAGAAACTCAAAAGACACCTTCCTTTCTTCTAAATGTTTTTGTGAATAATAAATACATACCCCCTACTTCTTGCCACCTCCCTTCCCAATTCGTATCGCTCTGATTCCTTTTCGCAACACTGTCTTGTCAATCGTTATCATCTTCCTCAACGTATCTACCGGGAGCATCCCTTGTCTGGATACAAAACGTGCAGACTCTGAACCTTCACCAAGCAGCTTAATCGCCGCCTTGTTCGATATGAAGCTCCCCTGAGCCTGAAAAAAATATCCGGTCTTGTCAACGCTGAACGGCTTCAAAGTCACAAGCGGAAATGCATTGCCCATGCGTATATAAAAGGAATAGTATCGCTTTCGAATGCCAAATCCCTGCTCCGACACAAAAACTTTCACTATCGGATACACACACTGCCAGTAGTCCTCATCTTTTTCATGCACTTGAACCACCAACGAGTTCTCCTTCATCTGGTAGAACGGAACCTCGTTCCCATTGACCAGAAAAAACAGCATGAACTTCTCCAGCCTGTGTTGCTGGCTTTTTACTGCCCCGCCTCGCCATTTGAATTTACACACCATATCATCATCCTCGCCTCTGTTAGTGTTATTTCCATTGTTTAGATAATAACACTAACTAACTGGAATGTCAAGTGTTTTTCGAGTTATTTGCAATCGCTTGCAAACTTAGCGGCCTGTCTCTACGGCATCTTCCGGCTTCTTTCGACCCTTCACTTTGTGCAACTCGTCTTCTCCGAAGTCCTCGTCAAATCTTCGGTCCAGCATCCCATCGCTTCCACCTTTTAAGCGCTCTGGGATTTCAATATCTTCAACGTCTGGGTAATCCGTTGCTGAAGCACTCTGGGTCTCTTTTCCTTTGTGGCTCGTTACTGGCATCTTCTCCTCCTTATTTTTTCTATCATAAATGTTGTGGCATATCGCAGCTGCTTGGATTGGATCATTGGCTGTTCCTTCCTCAATCACATACGGTATGCATCTGTCAACAAAATCTTTCCTTGATTCACCTTCTTGCGGTACTGGCATCACGCCTCCTACGCATCATATCCAAACTTCCACAACTCCATCACCAAAACACTGAAATGCTTTTTCGTTCCGGCCTTGTAAGTCACCTTCATTGTGCCTCGAACATTCCCATAGTTTTCGGCAGTTCTTGTTGTGTAATCAGATATCAACAGCTTCCTCAGCTTTTTGTCCTTGGTCTTTACAACTGGACCCTCCCCAGCGACCCAGCTGAACTCCCCAACCTTCTTGCCTTTTTTATAAATATTCATGGCCTTCGAAAATCTTCTCCTTCATGAATCCATATATCGTCGGATTCTTCTTCTGTAGTCTGGCACCATCCGTAATATACACCGAGAATGTTTCTGCAAAATGCTCGTTATTATCAACTCCTGCATAAACAGATATTCTCTTCGACTTCGGCGTCTTACTGCTTAGCGCATTCCACTCAGTCTTCCAGTATCCATTGTTTGCCGCATACGTTTCATGTCCTATTTCATGCAGACCCACCTGCCTCATCGTCTTTACGCCACTTTCTCTGATAAAAACTGCATTCGATCCCGCCGCGTGGGAGCCCATTACATCCATGCTCAGCTGCTTCATGCCCGGAAGATACTTGCTGTCTACCATTCCAGACGCTGCTTTTCGAAATCTTTCTTCCCTTGCTACTGCAACAACCTTAAACTTTGTTCCTGCTTTCTCCAGACCCTCAAAGTGCGTTCGCATATTTGGAGGCATATCATTCCACATCGACGTCGACAACGCTCTCCACTTCTCCTTGTTGGCTCCTCTAAATACTGGACTGAACGCAGTGGCCTTGTAGTCTTTCGCCTGTGGCAACGGAGCGGGACCCTTTGGTAGCGGAACGGCAACTTCACCCCACAGGTACACAATATCACATCTGCATTTATTATGAAATGGGGGCAAAAAGCCAAGCGCTCGAACCTGCGACGGCGACTTGTTGTCTATGTCTGGCAATCGCGGAAACGGAGCTGCTGCCACTAAACCATCGGCATCAACTGGCGCTTCCAACAGCTGCATCATATTCGCGTGCGCTGGAGCGACATCAACATACTTACCGTCAAAGCTTTCACAGACGGGGCACGTTACTTCATCTCGGTGGGCAACAATCTGACAGGCGGTGACTCGGTTCTGCTTCGCCATCTCCAGCCCAGTAAACGTCCATGCCCTCCCAATTTGGACATCTGCTACCCCGTCAATATACTTCCCAGGCATCTTCGTGAACGTCTCGATCCGATTCTTCAGATTCGCCTTATCTATCAGCCTCTGACCCGGACTTAATTCAGCCAGCTTCACCAGCCGACGCGCTTCCGGGTGTAGAACCCTTTTTGGGAATTGAGTCGTGAATGCCTCTACGTGATCTCCAAGCGCCTCAGTCATCCACAACTGAAACGCCGCCTCTTGCTTCTGAACCTTCTTTGTTGTCTTCTTTGACTGCTTAATGTAATGCTCTTCCGCTCTTTCAGATGCGACTGCAAGCGCTTGCAACACCTTCTCTTTCGACGCCTTCCATACATTCTTCATCTTACTGGCTGTCACTCTCACAATCGCCTTCCTCGCCTTCTTTCCATCAACCGAAATATCACCTGACGTGTCAAAGGCGGCGACGAAGTCCTTCATTGCGGCACTGTTCTCTTTTCGGAAAGCTCTGATAAGCGCCTGCGACGCCATCTCTACCTCTGGACCCCACATCTGCGTCCTCTTGTCTGCTTTGGTGAGCCTCTCCAATGCCTCCGATAGCGGTGCCATCTTCACATAGCCCATCATCACCATGAACGCAAGGTCGAACGAGTCAAGTTCAGTAAGCGCGTCCTCTTCAGGAACCCTACATGATAAGTGACTTATCATTTTCAGTCACCCTTTCGACAAGGTCTTGTACCATGACCAACGTCTTGTACAGCTGCTTTTCATCAGCTGAAAACATGTCGGTCTTCAGCATCTTCGTCGTGGCAGCAGGCAGCAACTTCGGCTGCACCGGCTTCGGCGTCACCACCTTCGGCGCACTGGCAAAATCTTCGACACCTTTCAGCTGCATCTCGCCTTCAAGCAGCTTCATCACAATCGCGAGCGGGAAGTTTGCCCATGGGAAGTCGTACTTCGACATCTCCAAAGCAAACGCCTGGTTCGCCAGGTCGATCGCCTGGTTAACCGATAGCGCTCCAGCAGCTGAGAACGTAGCAACACCCTTTGCAATCTCCTCGGACCCAACAATCTGCGGGCCTTTCGACTTGTAAGACCACAGTTTGAGTCCAAGCTCTTTTCTTATAATACGAGCATTTACCGGCTCATCAAAATCCTTACGCTCCGGCACGAATATCTGCTCCTCAGCAACATTCTGTGACGCTTTCGCCGTGGCGTGTGTATACGTAGCAGCTGACCCAACATACATTGGCGGAAGCCTAAATCGATACCGCGTGTTGTCATGTGTGGCTGTCAGATACTTCTGGAACATCAAGTCTTCTTTCCGGTAATCAGACAGATTCTTCAGATCTATCTTCGCAGTCCCCTTGTCTTCCAGACCAACAGCTTCCACAGTGGATTCAAGAATCATCGTCCTGTTCCACTTCTCTGCTCCTCTGGCGCTTCGGATCAAATCCTCCAACTCCTCAATTGACTCTTCAGTCAGCGTGCCTCCGGAGACAAGAATCGCCATTGGCGGAATGCCCTGCGATTCGAACAGGTCCCAGTTGACAAACGAGGCTTGCCTTCTTCCCATAACATCCAGCACCGCACCTATCCATCTTGGCATCCCATACGCTAAACCGGCAAAATGATGCTTGAAATGCATGAACTCAGACGCCACAACTTTGCAAGCGCCTGCAGTGGATTTGAATTCTCCGGTCGTGGCATCGAGAAATCTCGGATCTCCATAGCTTTTGAACCAACAAAGATTCATTCCACTTACCGCACTGATCTGCGCCCACCTTCGGAATCTCTTTTTGATCTTGATCGGTACAATCCGTCCATCCCTCGGGATATTCTCCGTAACTGATATCAGCCTACCCTCACTTTTCGACATACGCATGTAACGCATTGGCAAGTGATACAACAGCTGCGCAGCCCCGATCCTGTTTCGAACAACCTCAAAACCTCCGTTCCCGAACAGTTCATAATCTTCACGCATTTTCTTTCGGATCGTCATGAAGCTCTCATCCTCATTTGCGTGATCAAAAAAGTTTTTAGCTTTGATTTCCTCCTTTACCGCATCGGGTGCTGCTCTGGCTTTGATATCGTCTCCAAGGAAAATGAGCTGATACCCAAAACCATCAACGTTCATCGTCATTGCCTCGATGCATTCCTGTAGTACATCACTCTCTTCATAGATTGTGAACAGCCTCTCATAATTATAAGGTGGAACCAAAAGAGCATTCTCCCCATACAAATCGACGAACGGATCTTGCGTTTGCTGCCGCGAATACAGATCCATCGAATCATCTGCCTTCGACACTAACACTTTCACTCGCCTTCTTCGGCGTGGTTTTTCCTTCTTTTTTTCAGCCATGGTTATCTCCTATATCGTGAGTTCTTTCATTTCAGCTGCATTCAGTCCTACCGAAATCCCCGCCGATAACGGCACAGACATCTTGTAGCCAAAGTCTCTCTCAATAGGCGGATTCTCCATCTCGTACTTGACTATTTTAGCGTAATCTTCTACCTTCGAATTATCTTTTACCTCGTATACCAGTTCGTCATGGATAAACAAGACGTTTCTGAACTCCTCCGGATTCAAATCCCTCTTGTCAATTTCGTTGTTCGCCATCAATACAACATCTGACGACGGATTCTGGATTGGATGATTCACTGCCATCCTTTCTGCTCTCCTCTTAACGCCATAATTCTTTGCATTAATTTCCGGTAGACGCCTTCTCCTGCCAAAGATGCTTTCTACATACCCCAGAATCTTGCACGACTCGATTATCCTACGGTGGTACTTCGGAAGCCCCGGATACATACCAAAGAACACTTTGATGTACTCCTTCGCCTGCTTCAACGTCAGCTTCACTCCATACTCTCTCCACGAATACTCAACAAAACCGTCTGGAGACATCAAAAACAACAGACCAAAATTCACTGCCTTTGCACTTTGCCTCCCTTTCTCAATTCCTGCCTTGTCAAGCCTATCCCATTTCGGATGCCCAATTAGCCTCTCCGCTGTCGCAAGGTGAATATCTCGGTGATCAATGAACACCTGTTTCATGTTCTTGTCTCCAGACACCTCAGCAGCCCATCTCAATTCAGAGTTCTTCGACACAAGGCCATTCGCCAATACATACGTATGGACGTTCTCAACCTCAATCTGACAGGTTTCGACCATCCCAACCTCTCGTATTTCAACAACCTTATGGTTTCGCGGCCTCCTTGGAAAAAACAGATTGCTGCACCTTTTCGAACACGTTGTCTCATGCGCTTTCGACGGCGGCCTGTAAAACGTCGTTCCGCACACAGGGCAGGTTTTCGTCGCCCCGCTCCTTCGACCATACATCGGGTTGTTTCTTCCAGACGCATGTATCGACTTATGCTGCGAAACAGTTAATACTTCAATATTGCTCCGTACCCAGTTCACCTTGTCGAAATCTTCGTGGTGCGTCTCATACCCTTCAGGCACTTCACCTCCGGCTAAGTAGTTCGCCACTACGATATGCTTTCTCACTTGCTGCTTATCTTCGACCCACCATCCTCGGCTTGAAATGCCCCAAGTCGGATAGTCACTACCACTCGACCAGACATGCATTAGCTTATCTCCGACGACAATTTGATCTGCAAACTGCCACTCCCCAGACCACATTCTAAATCTGTGATCTACGGAACACTTCGTACTGGAGCCATCTTCCAGCACAATCTCGATTACTTTCTTGAGACCTGTACTGCCTCCACTCACAACATTCTGGAACGTCAGCTCTCCGTCGTCGTCAACCGTCAGAACTGGCGTCAGTCTTTCAATAACCTGAGCCAGTGTCTGCACACCATCTATCGTGATAAGCTCCGTCTCCGGGACTAAACATTGCTCTTGATCTGACGCCATCAACAGATAGCCTGGCCTTGCAACAATTAAACGCCTTATCTGTTTTGACGCCTCGGACCTTTTGGGATTGTTCATCATGTTCGGGTCGCTGCTTGCAACCCTTCCAGTAACCGCCCTCGTCAACGTATTCGACGAATGGACTCTCCCGTCATACTTCACATGCTTTCTGAATCCATTCAGATAGCGGCTATCCAACGTGTGATACTCGCTCCACTCGTCAAAAGCCTTCAAGAATCGTCGCGCCGGTGCTGGAATACGTGAAGCCAGCAATTTCTTCCTGACCTCCTTGTCAACAGACCATGCATCTCCACCCTTCGTTTTCTTTACAGGCGGAAGTCCAAAACCTCTTTCATTAAACAACACGTCCCTTACCAAATCGTCGCGTGTCAGCTTTAGCCCTTTTTTCTGGTGAAGCTCCATCTCCTTGACTGCGTCAGGGGCTACATTCATCGCAATGTTAAAATTCTTCTTGATCACCTTCCTCACTGCCTTCTGCACTTCAGGAAGCTCCTCAAGATCAATCGCGGCTCCGTTCTCTTCAAGCCAAAACAGCGATCGGTGTAATGTCGGCTGGACAAAACGCGCCGTGTAGCGGAGAAGTCTGAAATTCTCCTTCTTTCTCAGCTCCTCTCTAATTGCAAGACCAGCCTGCAACGTTATGTCAGCATCAGCACACGCATACGGCGTCCTATCGTGCGTTGGGACCGCAAGCATGTCTGCTTTGTCGTGCTTCTGCTCGAACACCAGATTGTAGTTCCCTCTTACATCAGTGAACGCTCGCTGAACAGCAACCAGACTTGCCAACTGGAAATTATTTTCGTCTATGACGTGTGCCGCCGCCTGTACATCCATAGCATAGCCTTGAATCTTCGGCGGCTCAATTTCATTACGTCTGCATAGAGCATGAATCGAATGCAGATCGTAATTCCCGGCAAACAAATACTTTCTGATCTTCGGGTTTTCAACAAACGATAGCAGATCGAGCACCTTCCGCTCAAAATTATCCGCTCGCTTCACGTACACCGTTGTCGGTGCTTTCCGCTTCTTACCTTCCTCCTTTCGAGGCCATGTTATCGTAAAATCGTAATCGTCCTCATCACCTTCTTCATACAATATCACATCATACGCCTGCCCCTTCATCAAAGATATTGAATAAGACAACATCAGAAAGTTTTCGTCCATCCAATCTTTGCCTTGGGTTTCTGTATCAATACTTGCGTCAAATGGCAAGACCATCTCACGCAAAAAATCCAAGGACTGAACTTCCTGATAGTCTGTCTCCCTGTCCTCCTTCAGTGGCTTAAACTTATTCCGTATAAACGCAATCAGCGAATCCATGCTCTGCTCAAATATGAGCTTCTTCGACGGATTTCGCAGAATGTATGCTGGGTGAAACATCGGTAATACCCAGCAGTTAAACTCCTTGTTCCACCTCCAGCCCTCGTCTATCGCCTTCGTGATTCCACTCTTACGTTCAATCTGCCTAAGCGCAATGTCTCCCAAACAAACAACCGCTTTTGGCTTCATGAAATGCAACAACTTCTCAAGCTTCACTCTGCAACATTTGAGAACCTTTGTAATTTCTTTCGCCGACATTTCATCTTTATTAATCATGCAACGTCCCGAGTTTGCCAGCATTGTCTTTGGGATACTCAAACCTTTGCCCTTCGCCGTTTCTCGTAAAAGCACTCCTGCATCACCGATAAAAGGTTTCGGCGGCCTTGCAAATATCTCACTCTTACCAGGCGATTCTCCGACCCATACTATCTTTGCGTTTGTTGGCCCTGAATACGGAACCTCTGTTTTCTTGCGAAGGGGACACTCCAGACACAACCCTGTCTTTGCCATGGACTCCTCCTATTTCTTCAACCTTTTGAGTGTCTTTCTCGCAATCTCTTCTTCCGACTTAACTGACAGCAGCGCCATTACAAAACCCACACAACCGTTCTTCAGACCATGCCCCTTCTTTCTCGATCTAATCTGCACCGGATCTCCAACAGTATTCGCATACCAGTCGGATCGTGGAAATCGCCCAAACAAGAAATCATAATACTGAGACTGTATCGCAAACAGCCTGTCTCTTTTCTTGTCTTGCATCCATATAAGCTCAAGCTCTCCCAAATCCTTCAAATACCACAGCACCGGCTCTATTTTTACAAAGTCCTTCGTCTTGCACCAACTAAGCACAACCTGAGTCGCTTTCTTTTTGAGATCGTCCTCTGCCCTGCCAACAGGCACCATCCCTTTCATCGGCTTCCCGAGATACATGACCTCTTTGTTAGTCGTTATGAGCTTCCCTCCTACTGACAGCTGAATCCACGGATGTACTGACACCAACGCCTTGTTCGAATCCCTGCTCTTTCTGGCACCAAACGGAACTCCTTCCTGCAACGGCTTCAACTTCTGCCGCGTCTGTTTTACCACCTCCTTCCCTTTCTCCGTCACTTGTCCACCAGTTACAATTAATCCTGCTTCAGTCAGTCGTGGCACCGTCTCTGGATCTCTAATCACTTCGCGATCGTTTACAGCTACTTTCCACTTGCTGTTGTGAGACAGCAACGCCACCAAGTCGGCTTTCTTCAAATTCTTCACATCGCTCCTCCTTCCTCTGAATTTTAGCATTACCTCTATTATAATAAGGTACCATTTCGTCCTCTAAATGTCAATAATTTTCCGTTCAAGCCAGAAAAATGCTGACTCGCTCAATCAGGTTTGAATATAAGTATAAGGGGTGTCCTGAGATCTTTTGACATGAGGCTTTACATAGCCCTTTTGAAATTCGCGTGGCGGTAGGAATGATAAGGGTTTACAATGATTCGCACGCTTTCGGTATCTCACCAAAGCCCTTTCTGGTTCAACTTAACTTCAAAACGCGCGAAACGCTTTATTTGCGCATGGAACGCTATTTTTTTGGCTCAGCGCATTCCCGCCAAATATTTCCTACGAAGGGACGGTTGCAAGCGATTGCACTTAATGAGGCCAATTCGACAGCCAGTCTTCGATATCCTCCGTCATCTGACCTCTAATAATTTTTCTGTGATCTTCGCAAGTCGACAGAACACTGTCCAAAATCGAAAACCAAATTCGCCTGCTGCCTCTCCTCTGACTGTCAATAAATCGTGTGGCGAGATCTACACCTCCAAATAAATAATTCGCGATCGTTCTATTTCGAACATAATCGTCTTTGTTCCAGCTATACCCTCTCCTGTCTCCATGGTGATACAACGGCTCGCCCGGCATGATCCACTTCTTTCTGCCAGTAACAGCCAGGGCAAAATTCATAAAATTTTCGCCTCCGCCATAGATCCCAAGCTCGGCAGGCCAGCCTCCCAATTCATCATACAGTTTTCGGGTCATCATCATTCCGCACGTAGACATGCACGGAACCTCGTATGGAAAATCTGCATCCCAATACCCTTTAAAGGTATAATGAATATCTCCGACTGAGAGGTCTGACTTCAGCCCATAAATCAACTTCTTCCTTTCAAGGATTTGATACGTGAGCGGAAGATGCATCGTGCCATTCAAAGATTCGTGGTTTTCTCTGTAATACTCAAACATCTTCCAAAGAGCCCCTCTCCCAACCATGCAGTGGGCGTCGCAATGCCACAGGAACTTCCCGGACGAATTTTCTATTCCGACTCGCTTCGCATTCCAATGCGACAGCTTATCATTATATTTCACAACCTTCAGCCATGGATGATACTTCCTAATCCCCCACATGTACGGGGTTCCTCTATCTTCTTTGCCTACTGACGGGTGAAAGTTATCGATCGCAATGATCTCAAAATTCACTCTACCCCTAAGCTCCTCTACAATACTTCGGATCGTGAAAACCACTTGAGGCCATTCATTCACGAACGGCACGATGCAACTAAGCTCTATCATATCCTCCCTCCTTGTCTTCTGAAGCCACGTGCTTTCAACACTTCTTGCTTGAACTTCGGAAAATCACCTACCAACGCACTTGACAGATCAAGCACATCCTCCACCTTAATCGACGCAAAATGGACAACGTGAGCAGAAGCGAGTCTCACCTGCTTCCCCTTCATCTTCTTTATCTTCGCTTTAAAACCTGCCGACTTCTTGATCAGACCATAATAATCTAAAGCGAGAACCAAATCTGTACCAACTGTTGTCCCTATTATCTTCCCAAATGACGAAGCCGTCAATCTTCCGTCACGAACGGCTACAAGTTCAAGCTGCCCGAGCACACCTTTGCGAACTCCAGACAACATCACCTCTTCTTCAAACCTGCCTAAATACTTTCTGAAGTCTGTTCTTTTCATTTTGGTCTCTTTATCATCCTTGCGGGCGATCCAACATAAATGGCTCCTGGAACGTCGCAGTTCTTTGTCACGTATGACATTGCCCCGATTTTTACCCTATCAGCAATCTTGATACCGAAGTTTATCACAGTCGCCGTACCTATAAAAACATCTTCACCTACTATGATCGGGTTCTGGTGAGGATCTCCTTTGGCATCCATGTAAATCGTCATCACGTTCGGAGAGATAAAAACATTCTCACGCACAATCACATTTCGCGCAATCGTAACCCCGTACTTCAGAATCGACCCGTCGCCGACTTCGTTACTTCCAGAGCTTCGCACATAGCTGTCAAGGATAACTCCGTGTCCGATTTTAGTCCCTGCCTTCAGATGTACGTAGCTTCCAATAACAGCTCCATTCCCAATAACAACTCCGTCTTCTATAACGCAGAAATGCCCAATGTTGAAATTGACACCTATATCAACATGCTTTCCTATGACATTACCATTCACCATCATAACCTCCAATCCTTCTTGCGGGCGATCCGACATACGTTCCCGGCTTCTCAATATCTTTTGACGCCACAGACCCGATGCCCAAACGCACTCCAGAAGCAATCTTGATGTTATCCCTCACCAACGCACCCATCCCAAACCAACAGCCTTCCCCTATCTTTGCCGATCCTCCGATATGAACATTCTCCGCCAACATCGTTCCAGCCCCTATTTCGACGTTATGTCCAACATTGCAATGGCCTCCAATTTTCACCTCTTCCATAAGAACCGTCGAGTCAATAGTCCCTCTGTTGACTATACTAAGCGGCCCCACTTCAACAGCATCTCTCATTACAATATTGCCCATGTGCTTCATACGAACCAGCCCAGACTCTCCACGAACAAATCGCATTCCTTCAGCACCAATCACCGCTGTTGGGTGTATCACAACCGATGGAGCAAATTCATTCGCTGCTGGAGTCCTATGCCGGTTTACCTCGTTGTGAAACAACACGAACGTCTTTATCAAACCATCCACAACTATCGGCCTAATCTTCTTCTTAACTTCCACAGGCAACTGCTGAGCACGATATGAAAGCTCCTTCGGCACCAACGTGAACAAATCTACACTCATCGCACTTAGAATTGACAACCACCGCTCATCCTTCGCAAACGTCACTGAGTTGCGTTTCGGATTCTTTATCGTACATGTCGCACGAAAACCGTGAGTCAGCCTAATCAGCTCATCTAACGTTACATGCCCTATCATATTATCTCCAATGCATTCACTTGATCAATAATCTTCGCCGGAACACCATAAACAACCGCATACGGAGGGACGTCCTTCGTCACGACGGCACCCATCCCAACCATCGAATTAGCTCCAATCTCTACGCCCGGAGCAATCGTGACGGAACAAGCAATCCGAGCAGCTCGTCTGATTATAAAAGGCTCATCTACATAATTGATAATATGCCTTCGCTGGTGCGCCATGCGCGGATCGTTCGCCCCAGTAAAAAGCATACCTATAAACACCTTGTCTTCTATAACCACGCCCCTCGTAATGCTACAGTGCGTATGAATAAGCACATCGTCTCCAATTTGACTTAGTCCCTCGAACACAGTCAAGTGACCTACCCTCGTATTATTTCCTATCTTTGTTTTCGGTCGTAGTACACA